CGCAACCTTCTTGCCCTGCATCAGCTTGATGCCGACACCGGACGTGCTGACCGGCTTCGACGCGCCCTCGTTCACCCACCCGGCGGTGGGCACGTCGAGGGGCACGGGGATCGCGGTCTGCGCGGTGAGCGCCAGAGGCACCCGTCGCGCGAGCTGCATGACGGCGGAGGTTTCCTCCGCCTTCTTGAAGATGGGCCCAGTGATCGTGGGCGGCAGCAGGGTGCTAGTGACATTGGAGAGCTGCACGGCGGCCATGCGGGGGTTTCCTTTCGGGAGGTGGCCCTACCGAGAGCCGCCATTCAGTTGGCCCTGGAGGATTGCTGCGAACTCAGCCGCGGGGTCCGGGTTGCTTGCCGGTCGGCCGTTGACGCCGGAGCCCTGTGCGGGGTTGGGCGCGGGAACGCGGGGGGCGGCGGGTGCGTCGGGTGCGCGGCGCCAGTGGGGTTTGCGCTCGAGGAGCGCGGCGAGGTCGGCCTTGATGGCTGCCTCGTCGATGGATCCGTCCACGCCGAGGTACTTGGCGGGGTCGTTGACGGCGGAGAGCGCGTCGGAGGGGTCTGCGAAGTCAGCCGAGGCGAGAGTTTCGACCCGTGACGAAACTGCCTTGGTGCGCCAGGTCTGGGCTTCGGTCTGCCACCGGGTGGCTTCTTCCTGTGCCCGCTGCGTCTCGGTCTTGGAGGCTTCTTCGAGCGCCTTCCACTGGGAGACGATCGGCTCGGCTTCCTTGAGCTTCTGGTGGTTCTCCTTGGCCCTGGTCTCCCACTTGCGGGCCTCGGCCTTCCAGTCCGTCTCCTGGGGCGCCTCTGCAGGCATCTCGGGGGTTTCGACGGGCGTTCCGGGGGCGTTTTCGGGCATGGCTCAGACCTCCGTGCGGAGTGGTGGTGCGGGATTTGGCCGTGCGGCCGGTTACTGCAGTTGCTGACGCAGCGCGTCCATGCGCTTCTGCGTCCACTCCCGCTGCTGGTCGTTGCCCAGCCGCGAGAAGTTCTGTTCCAGCGCCGACAGTTCGGCGCTGACCTGCTCCCGAGTGCGCCCGCCAGGGAGAGTCGGCGACTGCGGAGCGGAGTGGGAGGTGCGCGCCCCGCCTGACTTAGCTGCGCGGATGGATCGGCTTCGTTCGAGGTCGATAGGACGACCCTCGAATGCTTGCCGGAACGCCACCTGCATGTCGTCGGCGGTCACGCCGGGTGTCGTGCCGTAGCCGATCTGCTTGGCGGTTTCGTCATACAACTTCGTCCACTGTCGGACGTCGGCGGAAGCCTCATAGGCATTCCAGACCGGCTCTAGGTGACAGCGGCAGTAGTCGTGGGCCCGGTCAGCGTCCGGGAAGGCTGGATTGGCCTTGAACTTTGCCTTCGCCGCAGCGAACGAATTGTCCTTGTAGACGATCCCGCGCGCGGCGAGCATCCCGCAGAAGTAGCAGGCGCCCGGCTCTGGTATCCGGGCATAACCCTTGGCCTTGCGGTCCCGAAGCACGCTTTCCGTGATCGTGTCCCAGCCTGCGCCGATCACCTGCTTTTCGGTGGCCGCAGCCAGCCGCGCCTTTGCATCCGCGATTGCGGATCCGGCGACCTGTTCGGTCTCGGGGGGCGCGACACCCAGCGCCGACAACGGGACCGACGTGTCCCACAACGGCTGCACAGCCCAATCCACAGCCTGTGCGATCTGCTCCACCGACGGCGGATCGGCCGGGACCGGCGTGTACCCGCCCCCGACGCCGGCAGCGACCCGTTCCCGGCGGTACTGCTGCGCCGCGAGCGTCGCCGAGGCTTGCGCGTGACGCTGAACCTCAACCGCAACCGCAGCCTTGAACGCCGGCAGCGACTCCCGCAGGTGCAGCAGGTCCAGTGGCGGCCACAGCTTCGCTATCGCCAGCCCTACCGCTATCGCCAGGCCCGCTTGCGCGGCCTGCGGATCAGGCGGTGGGGGCTGCTGGGGGCTGGACACTCGGAGCCGCCACCTGGCCCGTCGCCGGGTTGACCGCCGGAGCACCCTTCGCGGCGGCCGGGTTGATGTCGCGTGCGATCGACATGTCCACCCGGGCCTCCTTCGCACCCAGGCTCGTCGCCAGCTCGGCCAGGATCGATGCGCCGCCGTCGACCTTGCGGTCCACCTCGAGCCGGGCGCGCTCCACCGACGAATAGCCCAACCGCTTGAGCACGACGTCCGAGGTAGCCGGCACCGCGCCCATCTGCGCCTGCTTGAACATCGCGTCGGAGATGCCGGTCACCGTGAGCGTCGCCGCGGGCTCCCAGTCGGTCTCGAGCCGTTGCATGTCGGCTGGTGCCTCGGCGCCGTTGTTGGCGAAGCGCCACACCAGACGCATGGCGTCCTCGAGCGGCCCGGAGAACTGCCCCTGCGTCATCTCAGCGCGCCGAACAAGGCCGTTCTCGGCGACTCGGATCGCATCCGCCGACGCAGGGTTCGCAGTCGAGGTCAGGCCGAAGAACTGCGGCGGGAACTGCGTGTAGGAGGCCATCAACTGCGCGTGCTCATCCACGATCTTCGTGAACACGGCCGGGTCGTAGGCGGGGAAGTGGCCGACTGTCGGCACGTTCCCTTCCTCGTCGCGCTCGAACGCCAGGAACTTGTTCATCGCCATCTGAATGGCGGTCTTCGGCTGCCCGTCCGCGCCGACGAAGTCCGACTCGCTGGCGCCGAGAACGTAACGGTGCGGGATGCTGTAGAACTCGCGGGCGATCTCCATGCCCAGCAGCGACCGGCACGCCGAATCGGTGGTGTTCATGATCGCTGGGGTGATCTCGGAACGGCCCTCACGGTTCGCGGTCCGCGCCCGGTTTACCAGCCGAACAACAGGCACCTGCCCGAACCCGTGCTCGTCGCGGTCGTCGACAGCCCACCCGCCACTGAGCGCCGAATCCCGAGACATCGAGATCGTCACATCCGGCAGGTACAGGACCGCGCGGAAGATCCCGTCCACCTCATACGCCTGGTAGGCGGCGGTGGGCTTACGAGTCCGCGGATCCCACGTCATCGACATGTTCAGCGGCGACTCCACCGTCACCAGCGGGCTGTCACCCGGCCTGTCAGGGGAGCCGACGATGATGTAGGAGCGGCCGAACACCAGGGCGTCGAGGAACGCCAGCGGCGCCTCCGCGTCCAGGTCGTTCGCCTGCCAATGCTGCTGGAACTCCTCATCGACATCCGTCGCGCCCGGCAGCCGGAAGCCATCCACGACGCACCGCTCCACCAGCGGGTCAATGCAGATACGCGGCCAGTCCACAACCGTTCGCACGCCGGCAAGCTGCGGAGGGATGGAGACACCCAAGTCCTGCAGCCGCTGCTCGCCGTTGTAGTAGGCATCCCGGATTAGCATCGGAACCGACAGGAACGTCAGCTTGGTCGATAGCCCCGTGACCATGCGCTGCTCGTCGTCCGACAGGCCAGGAATCGACGGGGCGGGGAAGGTCGCGCCCGCCTGCGCGGGGAGGAGGGAGACGCCGGGCAGGGTCACGGGGCTCCCTCCTAGATCACGTGCGGCGGTAGCAGTGCCGGGTCAACATTGGCGAGGGTGACGGCGCCCGGGATCAGTCCAGGGCGATCACTCGGCCGCGCGTCGACCTCTGCGGCCTCAGCGCCACCGTCTCGGCGTGGCCGTGCAGCGCCAGCGTCACCGCCACCAGTGGCGTGATGTCCGTCGTCGCGTCCTTCCGGTTCCACGCCCACTGATCCCCCAAGGGACGCTTTCGCGCCCCGCTCACAGCCGCCGTCAACGGCGTCTGGTCGATGTGCCGCAACCGGCCCGCCATCGCTGCGTCGAAGATCGCGCCGCACGCTGCGGCGTACTGCTGCGCGCCGACCGTCTCCACGTCCACGCCGGCCTCAGTCAGCGCCGGCATCAGCGACCCAGCCGGGGAGGCCATGTCGATCCGTACCGGCAGGTTCGACCAGCGGCGCATCTCGATCAGCCGATCGACAACCCACGCGGTTCCCATGCGGTTCTCGGCCACCTCGATATGCCAGGAACCGTCCGCCCTTCGCCCCGCGACACCGATGCTCGAGGCCGAACGGTCAGGGGCGAT